CCCTCGACCAGCTCGATGTGAAAGAAGACGAAGATTGGACCGCTGCGGGCAAGCCTGCAATGGACCGGATCAAGGAACTGACCGGATCGACAACCCTGACCCGCGCCGAAGTTGATGCGGCATTTCCTGATTTCGTGCGACCTACCGATGATGCATCGGTACCGGTTCAGGCCGCGCCGCCTGCGCCCGCCGCCAAGGCTGGTCCACGTTCCAGCGCGCCCTGATCATGCAGCGGTTGCGATCAATACTGGCATCACCGCCCGCAGTGACGCCAGTCGCGCTTGAAGACGCCAAGCGGCGTGTGCGGCGCGTCGAAGATGATGACAATGACGAGATCGAGATGCTGATCGCCGCAGTGGTTTCGCATCTTGAGGGTGCTGATGGCATCATGGGGCGGGCGCTGATCACGCAAGACTGGTCGGACACATTCGATAGCTTTCCACGCAGTGACCGGATCGACCTGAGGCTTGCGCCGGTGCAGTCCATTGTTTCGATCAACTATATCGACGCCAACGGTGCCGAAGCCACGCTATCGCCATCAAAGTTCACGCTGCATTCGGATGCTTCCGGGTGTTTCATCCGGTTGTCGTCAACTGCAGCATGGCCAGCCACGGATCATCGGGATGATGCGGTGACTGTGATCTATCGTGCCGGGTATGGTGATACCCCTGCGGACGTGCCGGCTGCGATCAGGCTGGCAATTCTGGATCTGGTCGCGCACCGTTTCAATAATCGCGCAGCGGTCCTGGTTGGCGTAGGCGCAGTGGAGCTTCCGCGCAGTGTCGCGGCTGACCTCGCGCCCTACAAAAGGCCGCATTTCTGATGCGAGCTGGTCAAATGAAGCACCGTGTTCAGTTTCTGCGCGGGCAGATGTCGGATGACGGGCTTCAGAATGCGATCGTCTGGGGTGATCCTGCGAATGATGCAATCGGTCCGAAGCTTTGGGCGAAACGGACCCCGATCAGCGACGCCGAGAAATGGCGGGCGGGCCAAGTCTCGGCCAACATCACGGCGCGGTTCGTCGTCTACTGGTCGGCGCTGACGTCTAGCATCACGCCAAAGGATCGATTGGTCTGCAATGGCACGGTCTATGACATCATGGGCATCAAGGATGTCGAAGATGACAAGATGTGGCTGGAATTCACAACGTCGGCGAGGATCTCTTGATGAAATGCGCGTTGACAGTACGGATCGAGGTGGATCCTGATCGCCAGATAGCAAAGCTCTCTAAAGGGTTCGATCATCTGAGTGAGGTTGATCAAGACAGGTTTCATAAAGAGTGGCGCACCCTTGAGGCTTCGGGTGCGCAGGTTGCAGATTCCGGCTTCTGTTTTGGTGTTGTGCACGCGTGGTTGTCCGACGACATGGTGCAGCATGCCAAACGCTTCGGCATTGAGCTATGAGCGTTACCTTTGATCTCTCCGGCTTCTCAGAGTTAGAAAAAGAACTCGAAAATCTGTCCAAGTCGGCTGGCAAAAGCGTGTTGCGCCGTTCCTTGAAAAAGTCGGCGCAGCCTTTGGCAGATCTGATGAGGGATCTGGCACCGCGCGGCGACACCGCGACGGATGATCTTGCGGATTCGATCGCCGTCAGCACGAAGCTGAGCAAACGGCAGAAGGGCCTGCACAAGCGCATGTTTCGCGACGACAAAGCCAGCGTCGAAATGTTCGTTGGTGCCGGGCCGGATCCCGCAGCGGTCAACCAGGAATTCGGCAACGTTAATCACGGGCCTCAATCGTTCGCGCGTCCCGCCTGGGAAAAAGACAAGATGGCGCTGCTGGATCGTCTATCCAAAGATCTTTGGATCGAGCTGGAAAAGAGCATCAAGCGGGCAGAGGCCAAAGTGGCGCGGCAGGCAAAGGGCTGATGATGGAAGAAGAGTTTCGCGGGTTGCTGAAGGCGACAGCGACGCTGACGGCAATTGTCGGCCAGCGCATCGATTACGGGGAACGGCCACAAGGCCAGCAGATGCCCGATGTCCTACTGAATGTCGTCTCGGGCTTCGAGGGCATCCATATGAACGGCACAGGGCCGTTTGAGGGCCGGATACAGGTCGATTGCTATGGTTTGACCTATTTGGACGCCAAGCGGGCCGCGCGCGCCGTTGTCGATGCCCTGAATTTCTACCGCGGGGGTGGCTTTATGATCATCACGCATCTTTCGACGCGAGACACCCGCGAGGGCGGATCGAACGACGCCGACCGCTCATACCGGACAGGCATGGACTTTAACATCATATGGAGGCCGCAATAATGGCACAAAAGGAATTTGCAGGCGAAATCGCCTATGATTGGGAGCTCTGGATCGGTCGCACGGCGCTGGTCGCAGAAGTTTCGACGACGACATGGACGCAGATCTACGGCTTTGAAACGCTGCCCTTCCCTGATCAGACACCCTCTGACGAAGACGCCACGCATATGAACTCGCCCGGTCGGACAAAAGAGACCGTTCCAGGGCTTATGTCTGTGGCATCGTGGTCGCAGGAAAAGCAGCTTTGGCCAGGAGACCCAGGCGACACGTTGCTCGATGATCTAGTCGCGCTGACCAAGGCCGGCACGAAAGAGGATGTAATCTTCGAGTTCAACATCAAGCCTGATGGCACTTCGATCCGGCGGGCCTATCGGGGTTATGTCGATGTGTTCACACCTACGGGCACAGTCGGCGGAAAGGCGATGTCGGCTGTCGGCGCGAAGCTCATGAACAGCGTAACGCCTGCGCGGGTGATTGAATAATGGCTAATCCACAAGGCACTCTGAAGGTCACAGCAGGCGGCAATGAGTACACCTTGTTCCTCGGCATGTCCGTCCTGGCTGATATGCAGGATAAATATGGTCAGGACGTGCTTGATAAGCTGGACCGCCCGGAGGGAGCATCCGAAAATTGGATGCCTGATCTGAAGATCGTTTCTGACCTCTTCAAGATGTCTTTGCAGCGGCACCATGCAGACATTGCTGACCGCTGGCTGGTCGATGACATCATCGCTGAAAACGGTGACGCCCTGCAGAAGCTGACGGGTGCGAGCTTGCCCGATGCCCCCAAGGATAAATCGTCGGGAAACGTCAAGGGGCCGAGGAAGACAGCGGCCTAGATCTAACTGTTCTTCTGAAAAACTACATCGCGGCGGGGTTCGACCCGGCGCGGTTCTGGGACATCACGCCGCGCCTTTACTCGATCGAGATGGAGGGGGCGGTTCAGCGGCGTGAAAACAGGATGGCTGAAGTCTGGTTCACAGCGATGTTGCCTCGCTTCAAGAAGCCGCCCAGCCTTAAAGAATTCATATCCGGCGGAAATGACAGACGCAGCGAATTGGTCCAGTGCCTGAGCGCCTGGGACAAGATTGACCGCGCGCTATCGAGAGGAAGATAAATGGCATCAAGTGTTATTGGCGCTTTGCGGGTCAATCTTGGCCTCGACAGCGCAAAATTTGAAAGCGGTGCCAAGCGGGTCCAAACCCCACTTGCGGCGATGCGCAAGCAATTCGTCGCGGTTGCTGCAGGTGCAGCTGCGGCGGGTGGTGCGATCACTGCCATGGCTCTGAAGGGCGCGAATGACATCGATGTCGCTGTCAAGGCCGCCCGTCGTCTGGGGACTTCGGTGGGGGGCTACCGTGCGCTTGAATTGGCCGCTGGCGAGGCGGGGGTGAGCCTGTCCGGGCTTGCCAATGATGTTCAGACCATGGACCGGGAAATCGCGCGTGGCAGCAAGAGAGCCGTTACTGCGCTGGATCGGTTGAATTTATCGGCGAAGGATCTGGAAGGCCTTGAGGCTGATCAGAAGGTGGCGCTGATTGCTGACGGGATCAAGGATCTTGGGCTGAACTCCGGTCAGGCATCTGCATTGCTGCAGGATCTGGGTGTGCGAAACCGTGAGATGGTGCTTGCAGTCCTATCGGGTGGCGATGTTTTTCGGCAGGCGCGCACCGACGTGGAGCAATATGGCCTGGCTGTAAGCAAGACCGATTCCGATGCGATCGAGCAAGCCAATGACCGGATCGGCAGGCTGGGGCTGATTGGTCAGTATGCGGCGCAGCAGCTGGCAATTTCTATCGTGCCGACACTGGGTGCCATGGCGCAGGCGATGACCGACAGCCTTCGCGAAGGCGGGCTATTGCGGACGATGATTGATGGTCTGGCAAACAACGTACAGCGGGTCGGCACCTATGTATCGGTACTGGTCACCGGCCTAGGCGTTCGATATGTCGCGGCTGCTGGATTAGCCCGCCTTGCAACGTTGAGTTTCGCCGGCTCTCTAGCGTTTCTGCGCAGCGCTTTGATCCGAACAGGCATTGGTGCGTTAATCGTCGGTGCTGGCGAGCTGGTCTATCAGTTTTCAAAGCTAGTGGTAGCCTCAGGAGGATTTGGCAACGCCCTAGATGTCTTGAAAGAAATAGGGGTTGAGGTTTTCGACCGTTTGCGTCGTGGCGGTGCTCTGCTGGGCGAGGCCTTAAGCTTTGTTGCACTTGGGGTTGAGGGAGAATTCCAGCGTGCGTTTGCTGGAATTGCGATGAGTTTTGCTGATCTCACGAAAGATATCGCTACTGGCATCAACGCCCTTTTAGGCACAAATCTTAGCGGTTTCGGGGATGGGTTTGCTGAGAGCCTAGCTTCGTCAGCGGACAACAAGATCGCAGTTGCGAGAGATGGTATATCGTCCATCGGTCAGTCGATAATCGGGCTGGCGGGGCCGCTAAAGAGCCTCAATAGATTGAAAGAAATTAACCTCGATGAATTGCAAGATGGATCCGAGGCAGCGGATCGATTTTCCGACGCACTCGACAATGTCGCCGGCAGTGCTGGCGGGGCGGGTTCAGCGGTGGATGGCGCGAAAGCAAAGGTCAAAGGCCTTAAAGACACTGCGAACGACATGCGGGACACATTCAAGGATGCGTTCAAGGGTATCATCACCGGTGCGCAGAACCTCGGCGAAGTTGTCAGGAATATTCTAAACAAGATCACTGACAAGCTGCTGGATAGCGCATTTGACACCCTTTGGGGTGGTGCAAGCAGTGGTGGCGGAATTCTTGGCGGTATCGGCGGACTGGCGAAAAGCATCTTTGGCGGTTTCCGCGCAGATGGTGGGTCCGTCTCGGCGGGCAAGGGCTATATCGTCGGGGAAAGAGGGCCCGAGTGGTTTCAGCCGGGCAGCAACGGCACGATCATTCCCAACGGCGCAACGATGGGCAGGCAGGATCTGAATGTCACGGTCACCATGGATCGCTCAACAGGGTCCTTTGGCGCGTTTGTCCGTGATGCGGCGGGCAGGTTGATCGCTGAGGCGACCCCTGGCATCCAGCAGGGAGCCCTAGCCGCTGCGCCTGCCTATTTGTCGAACCAAAGCAGGCGGCATGACTGATGAATGACATCGCATTTCCCCGCCTTGCGAAAATGACTACGTCCGGCTTCCGAATGGTCGGGCAGATGCGGGGGCGTGAGACCGCCATATCGGGGGCTGAGAGCATCATCCCCAGCTTTTCGGGGCATTGGGCCGTATCGATCTCTTTCTTCATCCACAATGAAGCTGCGCGGCTTGAATGGCAGGCCTTCCTTGCTCAGATGGAGGGCGGCATAGGTACGACCCTGGTCCCGATCGGGTTGCCCTATCGGCCTGTTGATCAGCGGGGCGGGCGTGCATCTGTGACCGGGCAACCTGAATTCAGCACGTTCGAGCATTGGTCGTTTGTCAACGACGCACGGGCAGCGATCATGGTCAAGACGGACGCACCGCTGCGCGCGACGGACATTGAATTGACACTTACGGACAGTCTGGGGCTGCGCCCTGGTCACAGTCTGTCCATTGGTGAGCGGTTCCACAGGGTGCAGCGGTCGTGGGATGATGGTGCAAAGATCAGGATCCAGCCACCCTTGCGGGCTGGTGCCGCTGCGGGATCGATTGTCGAAACAGACAATCCGGTCTGCAAGATGCGATTTGCATCCGAAGGCGAGGGCGAAGTAGATTTCTCGCTTAGCGAAATTGACCGCCCGACAGTCAAATTCCGCGAGGCATTCTGATGGGTGTGCGCGACGATCTGTTGGCAATCCCTGACGATCTGCTGCGCACGGGCAGGGTGTCTGAAGCAACGCTGGTCTTTATGGACTTCAAGGATAACCCCCGCCGCTGGTGGACGGGCATCGGCGATCTGGACGTGGCGGGCGAAATCTGGTCGGGCGTGTCTGATCTGATCAGCATTTCCGATATCGAGACCACCTATGCCGCCACTGCGCAGCCGGTGTCCTTTGGTCTGGCTGCGACCGAAAAGATGATCGACGATACGCAGGCGGCAGAAAGTACGGTACATGGCCGCACCGTCGCGATCTTCGGGCAGCTATTCTATACTCAGGCGGATCTGGATCATCCCGCGTGGCATCCGGTGGCCAGCCCGTTCGCGCATTTCGTCGGGACGATGGAAAAGGTCAGCTACAGCTTTTCTGGGCTGGAGAAAGGATCGATCAGCCTTGCCTGCGAAGGCCTGTTCTATAGGCGCACGACACCACCACGCGGCCTGCTGACAGATTCAGATCAGAAGTCGCGCAGCTCGGGTGACCGGGGATTGGAGCTGGTCACGAAATACACGGAATATGAGACCCGATGGTTGTAAGGCTCGCCGTCGCGGAAGACATCCCGCGTATTGTCGACATGGTCTGCGCGCTGCGCGAGGCGATTGATGGTCCTGTAGAGCCGGAACCGGCCAAGGTATCCGAAACAATCATGATCCTGATGGGATCGCCCTCGGGCATCGTCTTGGTGTCGGACGGTGGTTTCATCGCCGGCAGCATCGCCCCGACCATCATCAGCAATGAGCGTTTTGCGCACGAGCTAGGGTGGTTCGCAGCTGACAGTAGCGGCCTGCGCTTACTTCGGGCGTTTGAAGGATGGGCTGACAGTCACGGCGCGCGTGTACGGCTCTCGACAGGCCCGGAGGGAGGGGTCCCTTACCGGCTGCGGTCAGCACTACAGCGACGTGGATATCGAGCACAAGAAACGGCGTGGGTGAAGTAAATGGCAATTTTCTCTAGCGCAATCGCCGCAGTTGCCGGCTTTGTCGCGTCAACGTTCGGGATTGGTCTGGCCACTGCAACCGCGCTGACCCAAGTGGGCGTCAGTCTTGCGATAAGTGTCCTAACTAAGCCGAAGCAACCGACGATCCCGCCGCAGGAGGTGCAGGCTAATATCAGCCAGGCCGCGTCAGCGCGCCGCCGTTCCTATGGTAAGGTGCTACTTGGCGGTCTCCGAGCGTTCTTCGAGGCCAAGGATGGTGTTTTACACGTCGTTATCGTCCACCACGAGGGGGCGGTGTCTCAGGTCCTCGACTATGTGATCGACGGCGAAACAGTTGCGTTGAACAGCGCAGGCGTCACGAGCGACGAGGGTGGGGCGTTCAGCTTTGACGGGCTAGTCCAGATCGCGACGCGCAACGGTACGCAGTCCGATTATGCCGATCTGTTGGCCGCGTTCCCGGCGATGTGGACGGTAGCGCACAGGATCGAGGGAAGTGTCACCACATATGCGCGGCTGACAGGGCCTTCCCCCAGCCGGATCAGTGCGATCTTCCCTAAAGGCGCAAATACAGTGATCCAGATGATTGTGCATGGATCAGAGGTCTTTGATCCTCGCGCGGAGGCTGTCGGCTTCTCAGATAACTCTGCCTTGGTGGCGCGTGATTTCTTGAGCCATCCGGATGGCATGCGCATACCAGAGATACATTTCGACGATGCCGCGATTGGGACGTTTGCCGACATCTGCGATGTCCAAGGCTACGCAGCGGCTGGCACTTACGGATTAAACGATGAGCCGCGTAACGTGCTCGATGCCATCATGAAAACTTGCGACGGCCAGCCCTATCTGACGCCTGAGGGCAAGATCGGATTGATGGGTGGACAGTATTCCGAGCCAGACGTGATCATCGGGCAGGATGATATTCTGGAAGTGAACTGGGAAACTGGCGTCGACGCCATGACGGACTTCAATGTCCTGAAAGGTATCTACACTAGTGAAGACCACAATTTCAAACCGGAGGAAGCGCCGGAGCGTCGAAACGAAACCCTTCTCGACACGCAGGCGGAGCGCACGGAAACGCTAGACATTCCATGGTGCCCCGATGGGAACCAGATGCAAAAGCTGATGCAGACCTATGAAATGCGCGAACGGCCCCGATATCGGGTTGAGATTGTGACCAACCTCGTGGGCATCAAGGCGCGCTTTCCAAAAGGTGACGGGATCCACACGATCCGCATTGATCATCCGCGCATCGGTGGCGTCTATGAGGTGCTGAGCCATGGCTATTCTGCGGCCAGCGGGAAGTGCCGCATCGGTCTGCGATCGACATATGACGCTTGGTCGAATGTCGACCTTAAGCCGCTATCGCCGCCATTGTCGTCGTTAAGCCAGAACGTGCAAGTTAACCCGGTGCCGTCGGGACTAGCATTGTCGCAGGAAATCGTAGCGATTTCTGGGGAGACATCTGGTGTCCAGATCGTTGCCCAGGTTAGCAATCCAAGCCGCAATGATTTGCAGTTGATCGTTGAGTTCAAGCGCGCGGCCCTGCTGGAGTTGTTTCCGTGGACACGAATGAGCGTTGCCGAAGGGGCTTTGCGCGCCGTGTCGGGCGTGGTGGCTGAGGGTGAGTATGACATCCGTGCCTACTGGTTCGGGCAGGGCGCGGCGGAGGAAGACTATCCAGAAGGGACAATCACAGTGATCAGTAATCCAACGGTGCCAGCTACACCGACTGAATTTGACGGTAGCGCGTCCGGATCGTCGGCAACCCTGTTGTGGGTCAATGCGGCGGCGAACTACAGTGCCACCCGGATTTTCCGCAACACGGTCGACAGCTACGCCGGGGCCAGCTTTGTTGATGATGTCTCTGGCCTTGCTGGGCAGCCATCCAGCTTCACCGAAAGCCCGGCCGCTGGCACGTATTTCTACTGGGCCGTCACGCTCAACCCCTCATTCGTGCCATCGCCTGAGACAGCGTCGGTCGAGATCACAATCGCCTAATCCTTCAAATATTTGCAGAACAGGAGAACTCGCATGGGAATCACTGCGGATCTATTAAGCACGGCTATGCGTGATTTTCAGCGGTACACCGGAGATGGGCTGCCTGGTGAACCGGTTGGGCGGCCTCTGCCGGTGGGTGATCCTGCATCAGGTATATTCAACCCACCGAAAAAGCTGGTGCGGAACGCGCTTCTTGTGCTTGCTTCAAATGCCGATGATTTGGCGGAAGCGGCGGCATCTGCTTCTAGTGATGCTGCGAGCGCAAAAGATGATAGAACTGCTGCACAGACCGCCGCATCAGACGCATTGACGGCAGCAATAGCTGCGGGCGCCAAGATCAAAGTGGATACCGATGCAGGTATTAACGACACAGTCTCCGGGGATATTTTCCTTGTGCCGTTTAGCGGTGCATTCATTATTTATGAAAATGACACTGGAACGGCGGTTGAGGTTGGCCGGACAAGACCCAATGCGATGGTGGGTGCTGTCAGTGTTGCCACGGGAGGCAGCCGCGTAGGGATCACAAACAACTCTAGCCCCATTTCCAGTGTCCGCGCACTGCTGCATCTCGAGAATACAGGTGCCAACACAAATACCCTTCTGACGCAGGCATTCTGGGTCGGTTCGACAGAAGCGCCTTACATTAACAATGACGTTCAGTTGATCGAGACACACAATACGATCACTTCGGATACCGGCTGCTATTCCTGGGGGATGTCAGGGTCCAATGCCTACAATGACATCCCTCTTGGTGTGACAGATAGCGGTTTTAGGGTTGGCGGTCTGTTCTGGGCCACAAGTGTTCTCAAAGCCGGATACTCTCATGCGGGAACACTTGAAGCCCAGATTGGCGTTTGGGGCCGTGCTGGATGGCAGGGCTCGGGAAGCCCAGCCACGGGTGTTATCAACGCGGCTGTCGGTACCAGAGGCGAGGTTCTTAACGAAAGCCCTGGTCACATCGGGATTGGCGTTGCTGGTGACTTTAAGGTCAGCAAGGTCGATGGAACAATCGGCACTGCATATGCAGTATTTGCCAACGCATCAGGCGGCACTGATGGGAATTACGCCTTCTACGGTGCGGCAGGTGAGTTCTTCAACGTAGACACCGTTTTTATTGGCACAGAATACCAGGACGTCGGCGCTCCCCTCGCGGCGCGCAAGGCAGGGAATTCGGTCGAGTTTGGCTTTCCTGACGCTGGACACGGGGCGACGCTGGGGTCAACACCATCACTTGGGGAACCGTTCTTGGCGTTGTGTGCTGAGACGGACCCGGTCGGGAACACCTTTCAGACCCGTGGCAAGCGCGGGACAGTAATTCTCAACAACCTTCAGGGAGCGATGATCTTTTCTCGCATCTCTGACGCCAACGCGGCGGGCCAGACTGCGATCGAGAGTGCCCGGCTTACCGAGGATGGGCAGCTGTTTCTTTCGGGGAGTATCCGCCCCGCCACATATACAGTCGGTACCTTGCCCAGTGCGGCCGTTAATGGGCCGGGCGCACAGATAGTCGTCAGTGACGATGTGGGCGGTCTGGTGCCTGCATTTAGCGACGGCACAAATTGGCTGCGCTCGACTGACCGCGCAATCATCACAACATAACCTGAGGGATCCATAATCATGACTATCGAGCGCAAACGATTTTTGTACGACATTACGCTCCGCTTTGGGCCAAGCGGCTTTCGTGGCGCACACGCTATCGATCTTGACCAGATCTGCGACGGTGATGAGGTGATCAGCGAAAAGGAGACCGCAGCACGTTCGATAACCGAGGTCGAATTCCGATCCCTGCTGGGCGGACAAACGGCCGAATTGATCGAAGCAGCGGATAGCGCGCGGCGCGACCGCGACATTCGCGTTGCGGAGGCGCTCAACCGGCAAGACGAGGCCGAGAAAAAGCAAAACTCTGCGGAGCTTCAACTCAAATCGAAAGAGGCTGAGCTTAGCGCAACGAAAGCCAAACTTGATGAGACCAAAGCGGCTCTGGACGCGGTAGTTTCTGAATTCAACAAGCTCGTGGAGAAGGAAGCAGCTACCGCTGACGAAAATCAGGATGCTCTCAAACCGGCAGATGGCGCATGAGCACACTTCGGCTCAACATCATGGAGCAGGGCAGGGCGACTGAATGGTTGTGCAGCCTCGTCCTGCTTTTCTTCGCGATCTGTTTGGCTTTGCCAGGAAACACTCTGACATCATCGAGCGGGTTTCGGGCGTTCCTGTCGATGGGGTTGGATGAGGCCTCAATTGGAACGCCGATGGCGCTGATCGCTGCATTGCGGATTTCGGCTTTACATATCAACGGCAACTGGCACAGGTCGCCTTATCTACGGATGGCCGGCGCAATGTTCGGCTCTGCGATCTTCGCGACGTTGGCCATGGCGTTTTTCTGGCCGACCCTCGCCTACGGGGCGGCGCTTTCCTCCGGTGTCTTCACCTATCTTCTACTCGCCCTGTTCGATGGGCTTTCTGCGTACAGGAGCGGTGCAGATGCCAGAATGGTTCAGTGCGTTTTTAAAGAGTATCGATAAGGAAGTGATGACCCTGCTGGCGGTCGGTGTGGCGACATTCCTGTCGACCTGCGTTATGGCTGTCAGGGGATACAAGCGCGGCAAGCCATCCAGTGCTGCCACGGCGCAGGCGATCGCGCAGATCAGCTGCGGTGCACCTCAACTGCAGGGAAAGATCGAGCACATCTCGCAGGTTCAGCTCGAAGAGATCCTGCATCTGCGCGACATCGATGCAAAGCTCGATCGCGTCGCGGAGCAAGTGACCAGGATCGAAGACCGCACGCGCAACCGGTGACCAAACCTACAATTTGAAATCATGCAAGATCGCCTCGGCGGTCTTTTTTGCATTGGAGAGACGATATGAACTTCACGCAGCAGCTGCTTGCCGCGCACCAAGGCCGTCTTGCTGACCTCGGCTGGTATAAAGGGCTGATCGACGGGCTCGACGGGCCCATTACACAGACCGCTTTCACGCGCTTCAAGGAGGCGCATGGCTACCGTGCGCGACCCTTTCCCGGGCCTTTGACGCTGGAAGTGTTGTGGGGGGCAGGGGCAAAGGCCGCGCCGGTGCCTGTGGCGATCGGGAACGAACCGTCGTGGCTGACCGAAGCCCGCAACCTGCTGGGCACGCGCGAGACGTCCGGTTCCGCCAGTAATCCTGCCATCATGGAATGGGCCCGCAATCTCGATCAGTGGTATCCCGGCGACGACGTGCCTTGGTGCGGCTTGTTCGTGGCGCATTGCATGTCTGTCGGTGCTCCTGATGAGCCGCAGGGCTTCAACCGTTTGGGGGCGCGCCAGTGGCTGGAATACGGCGACGAGTGCGGCGCGGATCTCGGCGCTGTCGCGGTTTTCTGGCGCACGCACAAGACCAAAAGCTGGAACGGCCATGTCGCGATCGTGACGGGTCAAAGCAAGACGGCCGTGCGCGTCATCGGCGGCAATCAAAGCGACAACGTCACTGAGACGTGGATCTCGCGCGACCGTCTGCTGGGCTGCCGTGGTCCGAAGGGCTGGAAGGGTGTGTCGGCTGTAACGGTACATACCGGAGCCCTGTCGGTGAACGAAGCATGACGCCCGATTTCGTCACCTTTACGATTTTCGCAATCACCTTTGCTGCCGTCGTGGCGGCGATCATCGCGCTTCTGCGCAAGTAACCCCAAGGAGTAATCATGGACTTTCTCTCTCAACTGTTCGCCAGCGCAGATCTGCAGGCGGTCGTCATCAGCATCATCGGATTGTTGCTGACATTCATTTTGAACCGTGCCGCCGGCGCATTTGCCGCGGCGACCGGCATCCAGATCGAGGCAAAGCACCGCGAAGCGCTGCACCAGGCGATCATGACCTCCGTCGAGAGTGGAGTGAAATACGGGCCGGACGTCGGGTTTGATACCCTGAAGTCTCATGTGCTGCGGTATCTGCATGAGAGCGTCCCGGACGCGCTGACGGCACTGACGCCCGGTGACGGGGTTCTGGATCGTCTCATCGAGCGTTATGCGCGTGAAGCGTTGGCCAAACTGGGTAAGCCGGTAGGTGTTCTGTAGAAGTCAGCGATTGGGTCATCTATTCAGTCGACAGATGGTTCAAGAAAACCGTCTGTGCTTTTTCGCTGCCATGTCGACCGGCCGCCTTAGCCACGAACCAATTTTATAACTTGTTGAAGCAAGCGTGGTCCGTATAAACGTTTCATATGGATGGTAAACTAACACTAGAACATCGACGAAGGTTCGAGGGCTGGATAGCCTCGAAAGCCGAGATCGTTGGGAAATGCCCAGTTTGTAGGGACCGGAAGTGGACAATACTTGATCATTTCATTGATCTACCGATTTATCGAGGTGGGTCGATTGTTATGGGCGGTCAATCCTACCCAAATATTGGGTTGGTATGTACAAACTGTGGCAACACTCAGTTGATCAATGCCGTTATTTCGGGGATCGTTGAAGAAGACCAAACAGTGTCTGAGCCTGAAGTTAATCATAATGACGGATAATCTCCAAGATACGGCCCGAAAGGCTGCACAATCTCGCGCTCTCGACGTTACGAAGCCGAGCGGCGCTATGATTAAACACAGCCATTTGGACCGGCAGCAGGAGGTGGTTGGTGTGACACGAGACGATCTGGACGACATCCTTGGCCACGATGGAATCTCGGCTTTTTTTGGTGCCCTTGGTGTTTTTTTGCTTTCCGGTTCAGTTTGGCTGATTGTAGAAAATACATTAGACACTGATGGATTTGCGATGAATTCTTTGATGGCTTTTTGTATCTCTTGCTTCATTTTTGGCTTGGCGAGCTTGGGTGCAGGGACGTTTTTTCATGTAAAAAAACGCGGACGCATAAATCGTATTTTCGAACAGACTAAGCGGGTTTAACCTTCTTTCCACTTGGGCCACAAACTTAACTTCGAACCATTTGATCCTGATCTTTCCCGTGCTCTTGATGGGCTGCTTTGGGAAAACTGAATATGTGCAGTTGCGCGACGAGATCCCGGCCGAGCTGCTCGAGCCGACACCGATCTCAATAGGCCGGCCGGCAACGTACCGCGAGCTTGCAATCCTGGCGACCGAGCATCTCAATTCTGCGCGCCAAGCGAATGCAGACAAGGCGGCGATCGCCGAGATCCTCGGTGGAAAAACTGCTCGATGATCGAGTGAAAGCAATCAGTCGGTGGTGGTGAAAAAGTGAAAGCAATGGAAAAGCCCGCCCACTTTGACCGGTGAGCGGGCTTTGCTTAGTCAGAGGTGAGATTGTGCCTCGAGACGAATGATGTCCCAATGCAAGCCAAGATCAAAGCTCTCCTATGCCTTCGAAAAAAGGGGTATCGTCGCTATGCGCTCGTCCACTGTTGTGACTGCACGAGTTAGGGATCTTATCCAGCCCCAAGGACCAGCGATCATGAGTGACAAGATAAACTCAACTGCGAATATCACCATGCATAGTGGGCTGGTTGCAATCATGCACAGCAGACCGATGCCAAAGACCTGAGTGACTTTTGACCGAGTTCTACCAGAGAGTTTGCTTTTTTTTCCGTCTTGGTTGGGTCTCAAGGCGCGCCTTAAAACTACAAAGGGAAAGATAGTCACGATCAGCCAACCGTTCGCTTTGTTAAACAAATTATTGGCAAGCACTCTGAGGCTGTCTTTCACTTCATCTGGGATATCTTTATCTAGGCAAAGTCGGTTGATATCCTCGACGACGCGAATGCGCAGAGGTTGAACAGCGCGAGAAAACCGAACAGAGATGTAGCTGTAGAAAATTAGAATGGCAGCTGCCAAAACTAACGTCTCAAGATGGGTCATTTCCGCCTCCTTGCGTTGCGATGTTTAGCACGTTTTTTTCCGGGTTGTACATTTTTTTGGTTTCGCAGATTTTTAATTTCTTCCTGCAACTTTTCAGCATGCGGGTAGACCACCATCATTCGTATCAAAACCACAATCATGAAGTAGACCGCGACACCGATCGGATATTCTCGAAAAGTAGTTAACGCCCACTTAAAGCTCCAAGCGATGAAACCAAGTATTTTTTCGCCGGTTGGGTCCTCGGATAGTCCAGGTATATCCGCAGATAACCCACCTATAATGCCGCAGACGACGAACAGTCCTAAAACTCGCCCTGTGACCCAATATAGGGACTGAATAAAATAAATCAAAATAACGCACCTGATGTTCAGTCAGCGTTGGTAGTGCAATAATTAATAGTGGTCAAACCGCATATCAAATTAGGACTCTCGCAGGCTGCACGCGCGCGCTGCACTAATCGAACCCTGACATATATCGAGTATCTGGATAGCCGCTTCCAACGTTTTGCGTATCGCTCAATTATTTACCAAACTTTGCGTTCAGGTCGGCTCTGCTAAGTCTATGGTCTTTAATATAGCGAAGATCTGCCAAACATTTTGTGAACCGGCTCAGCAGCGGACCAGAATTTAGTCTGGGTGAAAGTCTGGGGGTCGTGCTCCAAAACCTTCCCAGACGTTCCCGATTTTGCCCAAGTGATCATTTTTGGATCACCGCAAAACAATGCCAAAAATAGTGGCGAGACGCCTTATTCATATGGCTGAAACTGTCATGAAGGCTTGGAGCGGGTAACGAGAATCGAACTCGTAACTAAAGCTTGGGAAGCTGCCGTGATACCTTTTCACCATACCCGCGCGCC